GTTCGGGCAAGTGTTGTACCTGACAAGGTGTATGTGCCAATCCCAACTTCCCACTCAGAGGTTGTTTGCCCAGCAATGGTGTAGTAGGTTGTGTTGCCATTTCCAATTGCAGCAAATGATTGATAGCCAGTTGATGCCCCAAGAAGCGTCACTGTTCCAGTACCAGCCGTAGTGGTAGTTTCTTTTACCCGATCTGCAAGTACCAATGCCATTCTTTATCCTTACGGCGTTGTATCAATCAATTCCCACGCGGTTGGCTCATCTGATTCAATCAAAGACCACCCAGTACCCTGTGTACTTGTTATATTTTGCCAGTTTGCGTCCTGACTGTCATCAATCAGTTTCCAGTAAATAGCAATTACAGTCCCAACTGAACCTGCGGCTTGAACACCAGATAAGGCAATTGTGAGGACTGGACTGACTGTACCAGCATACCCCGTCGCCTCATTTCCTGTCAGCGCAACTTCCACGCCGCCGTGAGTTATTGTGCCAACTGCGCCAAAAGCTTCAACTCCCGTCAGAGCTTGTGTGTTGGTCGGAGTAACTGTACCGACACTACCAACCGCCAAATCCCCTGTCTGGGGCCACTGTTCTGTGTAAACAACTGTTCCAGCAAACCCGGAAGCTGCTACACCTGTCAGCGCAACTGTCCTGACCCCATTACTTATTGTCCCAACTGCGCCAGAAGCTTCAACTCCCGTCAGAGGCCATTGTTCTTCGTAAACAACCGAGCCAACAGAACCGGAAGCTACTACGCCCGTCAAAGCAACCGTTCTGACTCCGTTACTTATTGTCCCAACAGCCCCAGAAGCCGAATCACCCGTTAAAGCCTGTAAATTAGTTTCTGTAACATTGCCAACATTTCCAGTCGCAGATACGCCCGTCAGGGCGACAAAAACTGTTTGCTCGCCAAGAGCAGCAAACGGTGACTGGGCAAATGCGGATATACCAAACATGGTCTACGGCCTGCACCGCCTCCGCTTAGGTTGTAGCCAGACGCAACAATGCTGCTGATGTGCTGTTAGTAGGCATCGTCAAAGTAAAAGTACCCGCCGTTATGGTCTGTGAACCAAACGTGTGGACACTGATAGCCTTGTTGCTCTGAGTTGAGTTGTACAACAGCACGGTATCAAATGCCGTGGTCAATGTTACCGTTGTATAGGTAATTGAAGCCGAAGGAGTCCAGTACGCCACGCCAGCAGTCGCAGAACTATTGGTTGAAGTTGGAGCCGTAGCATTCGTTACCGTCACCCCGCCAGCGGTGTAACCTGCACCAGAGACTTCGCCCGTTACCGTGTAAACAGTGGTGGCAGCATTGATGGTTGCAGAAGCAAGGTATAGGGCTGCTTTTACCGTATCTGTCGTTGGCGCAGTCAAACTACCCCGGGATACTATGGTCGAAGCGCCAAGCTGGTGTTGACCGAGCATAAGTTCGCTCATAAAAGAAGTACACATTGATTGAGTATTTGCCATGATTTATCCTTTAGCCGATTGATGCTGTTTCGCCGCCGCCAAAGACGGGCATTTTCTTCAGGGTTACATGAGCAGAACGGTGAACAAGTTCACCCTCTAGCCAGTATTCAACCCATGAGGTCAGTTCATTGTCATTATCGACTGTACCCTCTCGCTTCTCAAGCAAGGAGTCATCCATGTCGCCTTTGGTTGTGGTTACAAGTGCCATTACGCTATCCTTATGATTGCTGAAGTGTTTGTGACTGCGGGGAACTGAACAGTGAATGTTGTTGTTGATGTCTTGTCTGCACCAAAGTCCAGTACACAAACAGCGCCGCCAGATGTGTATATCAACGCTCCCCGAGCCGTAATAGCGCCACTCCAGACCGCATTGTCAAAGGAGATGTACGCCACATTGCCTGAGTTGCCTACCGTGGGAGTTTGCGCAATCGTGAGCGCCAAGCCGCCAGCCGTGTACCCAGAAGCCACAACCTCACCCTCAGTCGTATAAGCAGTGGTAGTCGGGCTAAGCGTGGCTTCATTGGTGTACAACGCAATGTAAAACGTACCGGACGTGAAATTGAACGTGCCGTTCATCAAGCCTGTACGAAACACGTTGCATGCAAAGTTTCCTGTAAATGCCATTATTTAACCCCGTTGTTCTGAGGTAACGGGGCTACACGCACTTGACCGCTACGGTACGCATCGCTGCGCTCCATACCATTACCCAGACGTATGGCCAAACCAAGAGCTTCTTTGTATTTGGCATCGTAGCCCAACATGATGTCAGCCTCACCCTTCATGTAGGTATACGCCTCAATCAGTGAGCCATACAGCAGCACAGTGTCAAAGTTATCGCCCAGCCATGTTTGGCCTGTCGCATTTAGCACTGTTGCAACGGGTGCTGAAAAGCCTGCTCCTGTGCCGCCAATACTTGTGTTTGCCGCACTCATAGTGTTGCCAACCAAATAAGAAGAGCCACCATTTGTAATGGTTACCGCCGTTACTCCGCCGCCAAAAACAACAACTGTAGCCACCGCGTTTAAGCCAGAACCGCCTGTTAACGGAACGTTGTAATATGTGCCGTCTATATACCCAGTACCAGCAGTAATGGTTCCAACAGAAGCCAACTTTCCCTGCACAATAGATTCTGGATAGTAGTAATAGTGCAGTTCTACGCTATACCCAGCATCAGGTGTTGGGCCAAGAATAAACGATAGTTCATTTGAGATAGTCGTACCGTTAACTGATGGGCCAAACAAAGCGTAGTATTTTGGAATCGCTGTATCTGTTGGGGTTGGATATGCCTGACGAATAAAATTTACATCTTTGTTCAGCAAATACTCATAAGAGCCAGTTGCATCAATAACAGCCACTGAATACACAGCAAGAAAATCATCTGGGCACGACAAATATTTGTTTCCCGACGTTGTTGTTCCTGTGACATTTTTGCGTATAGACGGAAACTGAATCGTGTTGTAAATGCGTTGCTCAGCCTGCTCAATAAACGTATTGATAGGCGTAGGATCGGTTGAATAGTTAAAACTATTCTCCGTGTAATCCTGAATCGCAGTTACAAGCTGGCTGTAGTTCATGCCATCGGGCCTCTGGCCATCACGCCTTTAGTTGCCGCGCCAGTACCACGGATTTTGATGCCGTCAGTTTTGGTTGGTTTGTAGTCACCGCTGCGAACGTTGGCCACAGACACGTTTGCCTCACGCAGATATTCTTTGTTTGGCTGGTTGTAGACATCCACAGTCGGGATGGTTTTGGGTTGTTTGTACTCAGCCATTTCAGCCTCCACGACCGACAGAACGCTGGTTCATGACCTTAGCCATGTTGCGTCCGTACTTAAGCATGTCACTGTTGGTTTTGCCACCAGCACGCAGTTTGGTTGGTGTCTTACCGGGGTGCATCTTTTTTTCATGCTTGTGCACAGCACCAGCAATCATTTTCTTGTCCTGAGCTAAATCTTTCTTGTCCATAATCGACTCCTTATGTCGTTGCAACTGTAACTGTACCAATTTCTACCAATAAAACCAAGTTATTTGGTGTTAAAGCGGCATCAAAGAACGCTGCACCACCAACCGGGTTCCAACCCCACTGAAACACCCTGCTACCTCCGCTGAGCACGCCCTGCGCATCTACGTCTGGGCTGTTCGTCAAAACAAGCTGCAAACCTGTGCGCCCAGACAACTGGTAGCTCAGGTCAGGACGGGGGTCTCGCACACCCTGCGGGTCGTCCACTGGGTACATACCCAACTGGAGCTGCGGCTGATCTGGTTCCCAGCACTGCGGACACACCTTCAAGTCGTATGTCTTGGTTTTGACAACGAGCTTTTTGAGTGCCGTGAGCTTGAACCGAAATCCGCACCGGTCGCACTCGGCAATTGAGTTCTTGCCAGAGGAAAACCGATTACCCATTAGACCATTCTCCCTCTGGTTTTACCACGCTTGGCTATACCGTCTGCGCGGGAAGAAGCTGTGGCTTTGACTTTCCCACCTTGCTTCATTCGTTCCGCATCTTTAAACCGAACTGCCTTGTCTTCTGGTAGTTTGCTTTTGGGTACTCGCACTGAAACAGAGTCTGTTGCATTCTTCCACTCTCTACCAAACTTACCAAGTTCATCGCCGCCACTCCACCACTTTTCGTCACCTACTCCGTACTTTGGGTTAGGGTTTCGCTCAAAATACCCTGACTTTTTAGCAGCGTCATATTCTGCTTGCGACATATTTCTGTATGCGTGAGTAATATCTTTATCACTGCTTGGCATGCGCACTGGAGAATTTTTTAAACGTACGCCTTCTGACAAAATCATTTTGTTTTTTACAGTTGGGCGCAACGCCATTTCAGCAGCGCTTAAAACTCTATTGCCCAAGCTTCCAGCAGCGCTTACGGCGCTCTTGCCTAATCCCGCGCCAATCAAATATTCTTCTGGGTATACAGGCTCAATCGCCTCTTCTTCAGGCGTAGGTACGCGACGGGTTCTACCTTCGTTGTATTTCTCTAGTACGCTTTTATATTTCTCAGCCATTACCCACCCCCAATGAACATCTGTCTAGGCACGAGGCGCAACGCGGCGCGTTCCTGATCTTCGTCAGCCGCCGTCATCCAAGCCTCGTCGTACTGCGCTTTCAACACTTGCAGCCTGTCCATACCGCCCGGCACTTTCAAAGCGATGTAGTAGGCCAATCCAGCCACCATACAAGGCACAAAACGGAACGGCACGTCCATGACATTCACACCGTTTCCAGCGTCTTGTACGCGGCGCATGCGCCAGTACACAAACTGGTATGTCTGGGAGCCGTCAGGCGTTGGCCACATGGTTACGCGGGGGATGTTGTTGACGTAAATTTTGGCTGTTGAACTGGCAGTGTGGGCTGCGGCTGTTGTGCCGTTTTGACCACGGTAGCAGTCGCCCAACGTGTTGCCTTCAATGTAGTTGTAGAAGATGGTTTCGCTGTCAAGGTTGATGTAACCAATGGCAGGTAGCCCAGCAACCGTGGAAAGGGTGATTTCGTTGTCGGTTGACGTGATGCTTGTCGCCAAAACCGCCGATGTAGGGCTGATCTGGCCGTCCAAACGCTGATACCAGACCTGAATGGGTCTGGCTTGGGTCAATTTGTTGGGTAATGTGGCGTAAGTGGACACGCTTATGCGGGTAATTGTCAAATCTGACTGGGTTGCGGCCACATTTGCCTGTGTTCGAATGACGTGATCGAGCAAATCGACAGTATCAGTAGGAATGGGGTATGTGTTCAAGCCTTGAGTTAGGGTGATCGTGCCCTGCTCGAAAGTCCACATGTTGACACCGCGATTTGCCCAATCAGCAAACAATAAATTCAACGACCGGCGAGCCGTTTTCAGGTCATAACCTGTGCGCAACTCTGAACCAGCACGCTCAAACGCTTCCTCCACCAGTTCGGTGAGGTCTAAATTAAAGCCTGCTTGTCCAGAAGTTGTTGCCATTATCTAAATCCTGCCGTTTTTTTCGCCACCTTGGGTGGTTGCTTCACGAATTGCTTTCCGGCTTTTTTGCCAGCACGTTTTGCACGCGTTGTCGCAGCGTACTCAGAAGGGCTGAGAGCTTTGATTGCAGCTTCAGGAAGGTATCTTTCGCCTGTGTCAGAAGATCGTTTGCCACTTTTGGTTCTCCACTTTTGTGCAGTCCAATCTTTGAGGGATTGCTGCGGCGCTTTCAATCTTTGTAACCTCCGCCAGCGGCCTTGTACTTCTTGGCCACGAGCTGAGCTTTACGTGCTGACCACTGACCTGCGCCAGTGCCTTGTGTTGCTGCCGCTTTGACCTGCGCCACGATCCGCTTGCGCAGACTTGGCTTTGTGTAATTACCCGCCGCGTTAACTTTCCCACCCTCTTTGTACTGCGTAAAGGCGGTGTCGTCGCGGCGTGGTTTCTTCACACCTTTGGGCATTTTGGAGGGGTTGATGTCCCCCATCCCACGGCTGGCCATCATATTAAATCATCCGACCTTTGGTCTTGCCTTTGACAGCGCAACCATCTGCACGGCTGGAGGCACTGGAGACTTTACCGCCTTTGGCCATGCCTTTGTCTTGATATTTTTGAAGTTCTTTGGCTGTAGGGCCGCCGGGTTTGCCGCGACCAGCGCGACCAGCACCAGCCTTGTTTACATCAAAATCCTCACCCAAATTTATTTTGCTTTCGTCTTCCATACCCAAATAGCGCATGGCTTTGCGGTCTGGTTCTCTAGCTATGACCATTTGCGCTCTGTTAGAACGCATTCCTTTTTCATCAAACTTTTCTCCAGACTGGTCATCAAGAGTTGGGTTTGCATCACGATCAATGGTGTAACCGTACATTGGGTGTTTATTTTTTGCCATGATTATTCCTTAGCAGGCTTTGCCGCCCATGTTCATTTTGACCATCTTGCCTTTGGTCTTGCCTTTGGAAGCAACACCGTCACGGCTTGGAGCAGCAGTCTTAACTGAACCCATCTTGGCAGATGTGATGCCGCCAGAAGCCATTTTCTTCATTGGCATTTCTTTTTTGCCTTTTGCCATGTCTTTTTTCTTGGCAATCATTTCCATGAAAGGGTTTGCTTTAGCCATATCACCACCTCTTTTAAAAGTTTTGCCTTTGTCGGCGTTTGAAAAATCCTTGCCCACAGATTGCGGGACTCCTACCTTCTTGGCAAACGCCGGGCTGTGAGCCACCGCCGCCATGAAATTGTGTTGCTTTTTACTCGTGCTTGGCATCATCGTCTTTCTTTTTACGGAACAACGCGGAGAACTCTTTGCCTGTAGCCATTTCGTAAATGCGCATGACACCCACCACCGCACCGATCAAACCAAATACGGGGGTGAGCAAGTCCAAAAACGTACCAATCGTGGTAAACACTGCCACAACGTCCAGTACATTCTTTGCATTGTCTGTATGCTCGGTCATTTAAACCATCCTGCCTTTAGTCTTGCCTTTGACGCAACATCCGTCTGCACGGGCAGAAGCTGAACCGCCTTTTTTCATGCCTTCAACAACGGTGTAGGGGTCTTTGTACGCACTTTTTGAACGCGACTCAATGTCGGCAGATTTACCGCGAGTTTCACGGCGCTGCTCATCAAGAGCTTCTTTGCCTGCGGACAAAACACGATCAGACGCTCCAGAACTCACGCCTTTTTTGCGCTCGGCTGATGCCTGATTTTCCATTGCGGCTTTTTCAAGCGGTGTCATTTTTGCCATTTACACAAACCTACCCTTCGTCTTGCCTTTGGTAGCACAGCCATCAGCTTTGGTGACATACCCGCCATCAGCACAGTTCCAAGCTCTCAAGGACTTGTTAATCCTCGAATCGGGATCCCTTGCTGTTTCGGCGCTCGTCAATTTCGCTTTCATCCCTTTCATACGGGCGCAGAAAGAGTCTCGCCTGCTGCCGCCCTCGGGTTGAGGACGCTTCAACCCCGGTTTCCCGGGATTCGCTGCGTTGTAAGAAGCCCGTCCTTTGGCGTTCAAGCCGCCTTTCGGATTCTTCCCTTCTTTGCGTGTCCATGCAGGTGACTTAGCCATAGAACACAGTCACGCTGGCAATGTTTGTCAGCGTTGCATAAATGTTGGTGGAGCATTTGACCCCCTCGCCCGGAACCAACACGTAGAACGAGTTGGGGTTTGAGTTGGCCGGGATGTCGATCTCAATCACAGTTGTGCCGCCGGAACCGCCGTCTTTCAACAGCAGTGTTCCAGAAGAACTGGCCGTGGCACAGATAGAGAACCCTTTGATACGCGCTGGCTGGGCAAAAACCGAACCAGTCGCGTTCAAATGCGTTGACTTAACGTCATACTGCATCGTCATGGGATGCTCCTAATCAGGAATTGGCAAACGGTGTGGCAACAGTGCCTGTACCCAACGCAATACCATTGACCATGTATTTGAGCGCATCAATTGCAAAAATTTGCACCCAAGTACCAGCAACACCACCGGTAGTGCCACCGTTGAAATTGATGAAGTCGTTTGCGGCTGCGGCAGTGTAGGCAACCAAAGCGTTGGAGCTGTCGGTGTCCACGCCAAAGATTGTGCCAATGAACTTGTCAGTGCCATCAGTACCAATCTTCAAAGAGCTGGTAGCAATGGTTGTTGGAACCCAAATGGTGTACACAACCCCTTCGTTATTGCTAGTGCTGGGGTCTTGGCCGGGGCCAGAAGTGACTGGGTTGGTGGAAGCATCAATAGTTGGCAAAGTCAAAACGACGTTTGCAGCCAATGTGCCACCAACGGAAAGAATGCGACCAGCGTGGTCAACGGGGTTCAATGTGGTTGACGCAGTGATTGCGACAACGGTAGCTGGGCCTTGTTGATACAAACCAGCCAAAGAACGGACTGGGCCTTGAAATGTAGTGCGTGCCATGATTTTTCCTCACATGCAAGTTAGGCGTATCTGTCTGCATGTCGTCGGCCCGGGCCGTCAGATACACCGGAAATTCCGGGAATGGTTTGAATATACCGCAAAAGAAAAGGGGACGCTAGCCCCCTTTTCCCAAGTCGCTTACGCGCCTGCTGAACCCCACATACCGAGAGGATCAGACCAGCCGAAGCTGTAACGCTCACGAGCCTTGTAACGGACGTTGCCGGTATCAAAGTCGCCGTCCATTGAGTTGGACAGAGGCATACGCTCAAAGTGCTTCATGCCGTTTGGAACGTCGGTAATCAAATACCAGCCGTTTGTGTCGGTCAAAAAGTGGTTGACGGTGTAGCCTTCAGGGATTGCACCCATCTGCTTCAACGCGTTGATGTCGTTGTCAGCAGTAGAAACACGCAGTTCAGTGTCAAGCAAACGCTTGGCAACGAACATCAGTGAAGGAGGCACAATCATCTTGCGAGGCTTGGCGGCGATCAACAGACCACGCTCATCAGTCCATGCAGCGATTTGAATCACGGCATTTTCCAAAGAGGTTTCGTTCAAATCCACACCGGTGGTTGGGCTGTTGTAGTTAACACCGCCATTCACCAAGGGGTGGCCAACACGAGTGCTGGAGCTGTTGTTACCGAACAAAGTAACGCCGTCACCGCCCAAGTAGGAGCCATTGAAACCGTTGTTGATAACAGCGGCTGCTTTGACTTGCTTGGTGTAAGACATCGCACGAGCCAGAGCTTTGGTGTAACGAGCAGACAAGCTGTCGTACAAGTTATCTTCAATCGCTTCTTCAGTGATTGAGAAACCCAAAGCGATGGTTTCGTGGTTGTAGCGTGCGGTGAATGCTTCCTGTGCATTGTCGTAAGAGATGGCAGAACCCTCGTTCTTGACGGGAGCAGCAGCGAAACCAGCAAGCTTGGTCTCTTCTTCAAAGCTACGCTCAGATTTCTCTGTTTCGTAGATCTCTTTGTGCTCTTCGCCGTAGCGAGCGTATTCCATACCGAACAAAGCGTTCAAGCCGGGGAGCAACTCTTTAAGTAGTTGTGCGCGTGAAATAGCCATGATCTAGCTCCTATTACAGGCCGACAGCGTTGCTGTAAGCGTGGTATCCGGGGTTGAACTTCACCAGAATGTCAGTATAAGCGTCGCCAACCTGTGAAGTTGTGCTGTTCACAAAACCAATGACGCGGAATGCGGCAGTAGTAGTGATCGCAGTAGGATTCACAGCCGTGTTGGAGTTACCAGTGGTGGTAGAGCCAGTTGAAGTGCTTTGTGCAGCATTCAAATACACGTTGTTGCCCAACTCAGTTTGAGAGATAACGCCAGCGGCTTGTACTTGGAATACAGCGCGGTCATCGTCAATCACGTACGCAGACACAACACCGGTAGTGCTGGCTGGGTAGTACTGAGAATAGATCACTTGGCCTTGTGCGTTGACGTATGTGCAACCAACAAACACACCGATAGCACCAGTCAAGGTACCGTTGCCGGGGAATGAGTTGGTAGTGCCGTCAGCACCAGTACCAGTCACCAATTGCAAATAGCCATCAGAGCCAACAAAAACAATGCTGCCATTGAAAATGTTGTTGCTGTAGCCAGCGGGGTCGATCAGAAATTGTCGAGTGCTACCTGCGTAAGGTAGGCCACCCAACTCGTTTACGGCTTTGAAGCCGTAGGGAGAAGCGGTTGCTGCCATTTAAGGACTCCTTGTTTACTTAGAACCTGAACCAAATCCGGCTCCGCGACTGACTGACGATTTTTTCTCGGCAAACAGAGGCATCATCGGGTTATTGTTTCGCATGAAGTGGTTGTCCACTGATTCCATCTGGTTCTGAGCCTGCTGATCGTAGTAGTCGTCACGGGACTTGGCGCGTTCAGCGGACATCTTGCAGAGCATGAGTCCACCAATCTCGACGTTTCCTGTTTTCTCACTACCAGCAATCATCAACTCAGGATGGTCTACTGCTTTCACCGGCTCCCAGCCATCGCGGAATTTGCGTGACACGTTGGTCGGTTCGGCCTGTCCCAAGACATGTGTGGCTACCCAACGGTAGACATATCCGGGTTCAGGTGTCGGATCGGGCAGTGCAGTCGGCGGTACGTATACAGCACGAGCCTGCTTTTCGCGTGACACATTGTCACGAGGGGTACGGTTTTCAGCCATTTTGATTCTCCAGTTTTAAAACTTCAGCAACATATTTTTTCGGATCAAGGTTGTACTTTTTAATTAACGCAGCCTGAGACGGCGTTAACTGCACTTTCCTAGTTCCGGTTGAACGGGATGCCGGGGCAACCACAGATGAAGGTCGCCGCTGAGTCTCAACCGACCTTGGCTTGTCTTCGTTTCCACCGAAAACTTCAGGGAACTTCGACTTCACGCGAGCATCAATTTGCTCGAAATAATCATCGGAGCGAGGATCAACTCCGTTGTTGACTAGTTTTTGATGCAGCCCTAGTGCAAAGCTGGTGACTTCCTCGAACCCGTCTGAGCCAAACCACTGGTTTTTTGCTTGCCAGCGCAAGGTTTTTTCGTCGGCTCGCACCGGTTCGGGTGTTTGTTGACGCGGTTGTACATCAAATTTTTCTTCTTGTAAAGCAGGCGGACGAAAATTTTGTGCATTTTGCAACTTAATTTTGGCCTCGAACAGTCTTTCCTGTGCCGCAATGATGGCATCTGTGTCAAACGCCTCCTGTGCAGCTTTGTATTCCTGTCGTGCTTTGTCCATTTCCGCTTCGGCTGCGGTCTTGGCCATCTCTCCGTACTGCTGTGTACCAGTATGGACGTACTGTTGAAGCTTCTTGTTCTCTTCAACATAGTGCTGTGCAAGACGCTCAAGCTCTTGCTTTTCCCTCAAAAGGGCTTCTTTGGCACGGCGTTCGTCGTGACGGGCATGGGTCAGTTCCTTGATGCGTTTTTGGGCACCTTGGGTATATGACTCAATTTCGTCGTCGGTCGGGTCTTCTACCTCCCGGTCAAGGGGGCGACGGCCACGATCCTTCTCAGGCGTGTCGTCAACGATCTCAATTTCAACTTCGTCTTCGGCGACTTCAATGTCAACCTTCTGATTCTTGTCGTCATCAAGTTCGTCAGGGAACTTGTATTGCTCTGCCATATCTGCTCCTTTTAAGCGCGGGTAAGCCCACGAGGGTCTTGCACAACAGCGTCCACTTGGTCATCATTGATGAGCCGGAACTCTTTTCCAAAAATTTTGAAACGCGTACCGGAATATGTACGCACGAGTACGAAGTCGCCTTCCTTGCACCACGCGCCTGCGGGGAACTTGGTCTGGTCTTTATACGCGTCGGGGCCAACCTTGAGCACAAACAGAACCGTTGTGGCATGTTCTTCTTGGCGCAGGGTGGATGTGGCTTTCACGAGATCAAGCTCAGTACCATCAATCTTTTCAGATATGTCAGGTACAGCACACAGCAGCTTCCAGCCTGTTGGCTCTGGCAGCATGGTGGCTTTCTCTTCGCTGGTTGCATCTGATGCGGGTGCATCAACGGGTTGGATTTCCGGCAGGGCAAATTGCCCCGGTTCAAGCGTGATTTCACTCATCGGATTTTTCTACTTTCTCAGCAAGGTCAAGAAGATGGCGCTCTGCGATAGCTAGACCCTGAATAACACCGCAAAGTTTTTGATACTCGTCGAAATTGCGACACCCACCACCGGCGCAGTCATCTGCGTAGTTGTTCATGTCGGTACGTATTTTTTCGCGCAATACGCGTGCGAATTCGGAAATCATTTAGTCGGTTTCTCCTTTTGTTGGTTGGTTCTTTGTTGCATCTGCATTTGCTCACGCTTGGTTTTGATGTCCCCAGCTTTACCGAGTGCAGATATCTCAGCATTTTGTTTTTGCAACTTAAGCTGGCCAGCCTTGGCCATTGCATCCACTTCCAAACGTTTGTTCTCAAGCGCCAGCTTGCCTTCAACCTCTTGTTGGCGCAGTGCCAACTCTTGTTGCTTGATCTGCAACTCTTGTTGCTGCATCTGGATAAGCGGGTCTTGCTGTTGTTGCTGCGCTTGCTTTTGCGCGGCCATAGTCTGACTCTGCTGGAGTACTTGTTGTGCAGCTTGAGCCATCATGCCTGACAACTGGATCTCCATCTCTGGTGGCAGCTTCTCGTCTTCGGGTGGCAGTGGCATACCCATCTGTTGCTCAATCTTCTGACGATACGCAAAGCCAACGTGCTCAGCAACGTGCGCCATCATGGCTGCTTGAATCTGTGGAGCCTTGGGGTTCTGGCCAACCAATTCCATGACGATTGGGTCTTGCATCGCCATCATGTGCACTTTGATATGTGACTCATGATCTTGGTAGAAGAACGCTTTGAGCGGTTCCAAACGCAACGCAGCCATGTTCTCAGACACAGGGTCTTTTGGCTTCTGGTCGTCTGGCAACGGCACGAGCTTATCGGCATCCTTGACACCCAACACCGCCAGCATCTGCCTGTGCAACTGTGGCAAGTCATAAATATCTGGAGCCATCTGCGCCATCTGGATCACAGCTTGGTACTGCACAACCCGCTGGCTCATGGTTGCTGCGTTGGGGTCGCTCACAGGAATGATGTCTACATGGTCGTAGTCAGCAGCCTTGGCTTTACGCGGCGCGTCGATGGGGTCGTAGTCGTATGTTGGGTCAGTGAAGTCGCGGATGATCGCGGCCAGCAGGCGCAGCTCTTGTTTGAATGTGTAGTGCAGACGGGCTTGAACTGCCGTCATCACTTTGAGCTGGCGCTCCAACAAGGCTAGTGTTGTGCCCACAGGAGCTTGGGCGGACATGTCTGATACCTTCATGTCGGCAGTGGCAGCAAACCTGCGGCCCTCCTCCACAATCTTGTCCATCAGCCCAGACAAGACAATGCTTGGCTCTTTGTATGGCAGGGGCAGGATACTGTCGCGCAACGCGCCAGAACCAATATCTACGTCGCGCCATTCTCCGGGTGCGATTGGTGTGTCGTCACCTTTGATGCGCATGCCTCGGGACTTGAGGCCCCCGGGGAGGTTTGAGAGAGTACCTGCGTCAATAAGCTGGCGCATGAGACTCGTGGCCGATTTGGCATAGCCTCCGATGAGATGGAAAAGGCCGAAGCCGTAAGCTCCAAAACCCGGGATGTATTGATAGTGAACAAAGTGCTGTCGTTTGAGTTCAAGTGGATCTTTCTCTTCCCAGTTTCTACGGATGGCCAGAACATCGTTCGAGCCTTTGATTAAAGTAAATACGTATGGTCGTGTGATTCCTGTCGGCTCACCGTCGTCATCCTTGTCTTCATCACCCTTGAGTACCAAGTCAACGTGGGACTCATACAGTGTGTATCTGTCGTCATTCAGGTCGGAGAATCCTGTCTCCTTATCCTTGGCTTTCTTGATGTTGTCCTGCTCCTTGCCGGGGTCAGGCAGCTCGATGTCGCGGTAAAAGCCTGCTTGCTGGAGCTTGATGATCTCGTTCTTGGTCTTACGCATGACGTGCGTCACGCGGTAGCAAGTGTCCAAATCTGTTGTGCCATACGGCAGGATGATGTCTTCAGCCGGTACAAATATAGATACCTGACGGCCAAGGTTCGGGTCGTAGTACACCTTCTTGAACGCTGAACCTGTAGCCGGTAGGCTCCACAACATGCGCTCATGCTCAGGGCGAAACTCGCGCATGACTTCGGTCAGCTCGTAGTTCATGTCCTCTTGGACACGCACAGCGGCTTCTTGCTTCTCCGCTGTTTCCTTGCCCAGAATTTTTGTACGCACAGGCCCTTGGGCTGGGAATGTCTCGGTGATGGTCTCACTCTGGAAGCGCACCACGGCTTCGGTAATCATAGGGTGGAACACGCCAGACGCGCCGTTCCAAGGTTCTGTTCTCTCTTCATACTGAAGGCCAAGGAGTTTGAGTCCTTCTGTGTACGCCTTCTCCCAGTCCTTGCGGGAGTCCTTGTCGTTTTCAATGTCACCGGCCAAGTCAGAGGCTATCGACATGATCTCATCTTCGGGGAGGGTATCAGCCAAGTTCTCGTTGAACTCATCCTCCCCGTCTGGGCGAATGCTTAGTTCCAGATCGCCCATATCAATGTTCACCGCCTCTGGGTCGATGATCTCAATTTCAATCGGCTCTTCGTCCTGCGCAAGAGACTCAATCCCTTGGGGTTGCTGGTACAGAGCTTTGTCTATGTTGGTGGCCATCATCTATCCTTAATAGTACGCCGCCACGCGGCGTTTGAAAAATCGGGGTTCGTCCGGCTCATCGGTGTCGATTCTGATGAAGCCGCCTTGTCTGACGCGCAGCAGTGCTTGGGTGGTTGTGTCCACGTAGTCATCGTTCTCCCCCACAGGGAAGGCCGCAACCTCTTCAATCACTTCTCGCGCCCAGCGTGTGTCAGGTGCCCATACCAAGCCGGATGCAAACATGTCGGCCACGGCATTGACACGCACCATCTTATCGTTTCCACGGCTAGGTGTAAATTCCTGCACCGGTATGCCCATCGCCCGAAGCTCTTGGATCAGGGGGCCACCAGCGGCTTTTTTCTCCACGATGAACGCATCCGGCTCCCACTCCGTCCAATGCTTGAAGGCAGACACCTTGAGTTCAGGAAACGCCATCCTGTCCTTAAACGCGTCCAGCAGGATCACCTGCGCCTTGTTGTTCTCTTCCTCGTTGTAAAACACGCCCCACGTTGTGCACGCGCTGTAGTCGGATGTGCTCTTTGTCTCGTGCGCCGTGTCCCAGCTCTGGATTATGTACTCACAACTGGGGGGTTCTTTGGGTTCCCAGATGCGCCAGTGCTTTCTGGAGATGATCGCCGCCGTGTCGCTGGTTGGCTGCTGCATGTATTGCGCGTTCCAGTACCGTGGCTCCATTGAGGACTTGGCGCTCAGGAGGGACTCCAGCGGCCACTGCTCTGGCCAGAGCGACTTCTCGTTCTCCGTGCCTTCGTTCAAGATGGCTGGCAACTCCACGATCTCCCACTGGGGTGAGTCCGGGTTATTAACTTGGTACTGTATTAAGCGACCGGTTAAGTCCAGCGGCCCCCAGCGTGTCATGATGACAATGATTGCCCCGTTGGGCATCAGTCGTTGGAATGGGCCGGTCTGTAACCACGACCATGCCGTGTCGAAGGCGAGTCGGCTATTCGCTTTAACGTCTTGTTCTGAGTGAGGGTCGTCGATAACGAATAAATCAGCACA